TCAGAAACGACTCGTTGGCGAGCAACCAGTAATCGCGCTGGACAGACGCGAGCGAGGAATCGACGCTGACCTGATAGCCGCCGATACCCCCGAAGGTCTGCGCAGCCGAACCAAACGTCGCATTGTCCAGATGCTTCGACGTCTTGTGCTTGCCCTTGGTCTTCATGTCGGCCGAGCGGCCCATGATCGCCAGCGTGCGCCCCGCGCCGCGCGCGCCGCGCGAGCGCACCTCGTCGACCGTGCCGGTAAACTGCAACGAGCCCGCCGATGCGCCCGGCGGTGGGATGTCCCACCACAGCTGCGCCTGGATCGGATCGCCCGTCGAGGGCAGGAAGATCGCGCCGCCCGTGTCGTCGAGCTCGATTTCCAGCGTGTCGGCGACGCCGCCGTCGGCGTCGGTGAAAATGAGCGACATCAGCCGCGGCGCGAACGCGCTGGTCACGACGTTGCCGCCGACGGTGATCTGATAGGCCGCGCGCATCAGAGTTCAGGCCACAAACCGGAGATGAGGAGGAAATTCTTGCGCAAGTCTCGCCAAACCTTTTGGGGTAACGCGGACCTGCGTGGTGATCTTCTCCGAGCCGTCCGACCGATGCACGGTCGTCGTCTTGTGCTCCATCAGCCCGGTGGTCAGTTTCGACTGGTAGGCCACGTCATGGTCCGTCGCCGGGCGGCGATAGATCCAGGAATGGCTGCGCAGGAACTTGAACAGGTCCGACGGGCGAACTTGAAGCGTCTTGGCGGCGTCCGTGATGCAGAGCGAGCCCTCGGCTTCCGCCAGCCGGGCAAAGGCGTCGACCTTGGGTTGCATGTCGGCGTTGGCCTTCTCGAGGGCCAACACCTTTTCCGAATAGGTCAGCAGTAACCCACGCATGGCGGCGGGGTCGTTGAGGACCCGGATCGGATCGACGGCCGGCCGATTGCGGAGCTCTGCCTCCATGTGTTCGAAAGCGTCGATATAGCGCAACTTCCACTTCAGGGCCTTCTCGCCGGTGAAACCCATGGCGAGAACCGTGAAGCCTCGGCGGTCCATTTCGTAGTGAGAGGTGGTCTCTCCGGTTAAGTCATTGATTTTGAACGGCGCAAAATTGCGCTGGCCTAAATCCGGCTCTCTGGCGATCAATTCACGGATCGCCCGCATTACATCCTTGTTGTTCTTGCCGAAGAATTCAGCGACATCGCGGCTGTCCGCAAGCACCTCGCCGTTCTTGATCGCGACGACTGGCAGCCGCGCGGCATCGACAGTGACCTCATCATTCATGACATAGTCTCCATTGGCGCCCGGCCTTGGTCGGCCCGAAGCGCACGGGTCCGCTGTTCGCGGAACCGGGGCCAATGAAGCCTCGAATTTCCGCGCCTTATCCGCCCGACCAAGAGCGGCATTCGTGAAAACAGATCAGATTGCGGCTTGCCGTGGCGCTCCGAGCGTCGTCGGCAGGTTTGCCTTCATGCGCCGCGCCTCGCGGCCTCGCGCAGGGCGAGCGCCAATGTCGACACGCAACCGAGTCGCGTATTCTTTGGCCAGTTTGGCCTTGTGGGCGGGAGCGCCGGCGGCGAACGCCGTCACGTCCCAAAACAGCCGAATGAGCGCGATCAAATGCCGGTCATCGTCGAGATGACCGCGCGCGCTCGCTATGCTATCGCGAGCGACAGCCATGGCGACCCCCTTCCGGGTTGCGGTGGTTAGGGTCGGATCAAGAGTTGCACCTCTTGACCGGCCCGTTACTTTTTGACATTATAAACTCATGGCGAAGTTGTCAACACTAAAAAGTGCTAAAAAGATGGGACGGCCTCCGGTTGACTCCGAGGCCCTTACTGTCCGCGTTCAGCGGCCAACGATCGCCCGACTGGACGCATGGATCGACAGCCAACCTAGCCCTAAGCCCTCCCGCCCCGAAGCCATCCGCCGCCTGTTAAGTTCCGCCCTCGACGCGGCTCAGAAGGCTTGAACGGCTTCTCCCGCGCGCATCAGAACAGCGAGACCACGGCCGGCGGCGGCGTCACGCCCGGCGGCGGCGGCACGGCGACCAGCACCTGCGTCCCCGCCGGCGGAAACAGCCCGAGATCGGCAAGGCCGGGATTGCGGCCGAGCGTATCCTCGACAAGGCCAGGAACCTCGCGCCCGATCGCGACATAAAGCAGCAGGTCGAGCGGCATGTCCCGGTTCGGAAACTTCAGCGTCGCGATCGTCGCCATCAGAACAGCCCCTCGAGCAGGGAAATCATCGCCGCCGCGCCGGGCCCATCCGGCGAGGCGACCATCGCCATGTCGAATTCGATCACCCGCCCCTGCCCCTGCGGGTCGAGGTAGCTGTGCGTCTCGTGGATATGCTCGATGCACTGCCAGCCGAGCACCTGGCCGTCGCCGCGGATCAGCATCTGCGGCGCGCCCGCCTCGGCCATGGCGGCGAGCGCCTCGAGGCCGCCCACGCCCCACATCTGCGGAAACAGTTTTCCGCGCAGGGCGACGGTTGCGTCGGCCGCGCCCATCGCCTCGCGTGGCTTGGCCGCGCCGACGATCGGCTTGGCCGCCCAATCGAAGCCGCGCGTCCGCTGCGCCTGGTCAAGGTTGGTCGGCGCAACCTCGAAGGTCACGCCGCCGAGCATGTACAGCATGTTATTGCCCCGGCATGCCTTGCGACGTGAACCCGCCGCGCTGCGCCCCGCCATATGAGGACGACATCGCCGACGCGCCGCCGCCGAGGCCCGACAATTTGGAGAGCAGCGACTGCACTTTCGCAATCGCCGCATCGATCGCCGACGTATCGACCTGCACCGTCACAGGCCGCGTCAGGCCGCCGATCGCGGCCAGCGCCTCGGCCGCTTTGCTGGTCACGTCATCAAGCGCGCCCGCGTCGACGGAGGGTTTGAGATGCGAAGCGTCGGGCGCGGGATGACCGTCGGCGAAATCATATCCGGGCTGGGCCCAGAGCGGCGCGGGCGGCTCGGTCAGCGGACGGCTCATAGCGTTGCCGCGCATGCGCTCAGGGTCGAACGTGTAGACCGAGCCAACGGTCGAGCTCGTGGCCTCGCGCTGATGGGCGTAGGCTTGGTTGAGCACGACATCGTCGAGTTTTGGCGACCTCACCGGCTCGACACTCCACGCCTTCAGCCGCTTCTCGACCTCCGCGATTTTGGCATTTATTTCGTAGACAGTGCCCTCTTTGCCGTTGCGAATATTCTCCTGCCTTCGGCGGTATTCCACCTCATCGGCGTCAGCCTTGCGGTCCTCAGCATCCGCCGGCCGGCGTGCGGCCGGCCCCGGCGGCGAGACGTAATCCTTGACCGCCTTGGCGGCCGATGCGAGCGCAGCGCCCACGGCGTCGTGGATCGACGCCGCCAGTTGCGGCGCGAACAATTCGAGCGCCGCATCAGCCACGGAAGCCGCCACGCCCACGGCCGTCAGGCGCGAAACCAGCATCAACAAACGACCGCCGAGACCTATCGCCGCGCCCTCGGCGAGCGCCGCGCCGCCGCCCGCCAGCGCGCCAACTGCCCCGCCCTCGGCGATGCGCCCTGCTGATAGAGTCAGAGCCTCCGCAGCGCCTGTCAGCGCGACCGCAGAGCTCTTAAGGCCAAAGCCGCCCATCAGCGCCTCGACGCCCTTCAAGCCCGCAAAGGCTGCGCCCAGCGCGGCAATTTCCGCCACGCTGCGGATCACCGGGCCCGGCAGTTCCGCGAAGGCCTGAGTCACCTTGCCCGCCGTGTCGGCCAGCATGGTCAGCGCGCCGCCGTCTCCTCCGCCGTCGATCGAGCGGCCGAACGCGGTCTCCAAATTCTTGAGCGAGCCCTCGAGGCGGGACATCGCGCCATCGAATCCGGACATGCGCTCATTGGCGACATTGCTTGCGCGATCGGGGGAATCGTTCTGGATCTCGTCGATCAACCGCTTGAACGTCTCGGGGTCGCCGAGCGCGGACGAAATGCGACCGCCCTGTTTCGCTCCGAAAATCGCATTGGCGAGCGCCAGGTTGCCCGGCAGCTTCTTCATCAAGTCGACGATCAGGGCATTGACGTCGACGCCCTGCATCGAGGCCTTGAGATAAGCCATGGCCGCGCCGGCGATCGACTTTTTGGATTTGGCGTCCGAGCCGCCGAGCACGTCGCCAAGCGTCGCCATCACCGCCGGCATGAACTTCGCCGGGTCGGAGATCAGCGCTTTGTCAGTGAAGACTTTCCCGAGCGCCTTTTGCGCGGACGCGTCCAGCTTGACGCCGTAACGCTCGGCGACGTCGCCGACGAAGGGCGCGAGCTCGAGATGGTCAGGAGCCTTCTGATAGTCGGCGTAATTGAGCCCCGCGGCGCGCAGCGCCGTCTTCGCGCCGCGCGTCGGCGAGGTCGCGGCCGCCATCAACGCGCGGAACGCGACGCCGGCCTCGTCGCCGCCCATATTGGACTTTTTCGAGATCGCGCCGAAGCCGAGCAGCGTCGCCTCGGAAACCCCGGCGAGCCGCGCCGGCGTCGCGCCATACTTGTAAAGCTGGGTCAAATCCTCCGGCGTCATGCCGGAGAGCTTGGCCGCCGTCACCTGCACGTCGGCCGTCTGTTTGGCCGAAGCCATCGCGTGATCGAGCGTGTCCATCGGCTTCTTGAAGCCGAAGATCGCGCCTTCCATCTGGCGGACCGCATCGGGCAGGTCGAGCGAGAGCGCTTGGCCGAGGTCGGTCGCACTCTTCATCAACCCCATCACCTGGTCGCGCTGCAGGCCGCGCGCCGCCAGTTCGCGCTGCGACTCCAGCACCTGGATGTCGTTGTATTTCGTCGTGCCGCCGAGGCGGATCGCCTGCTCGACCAGCGGGGCCTGCTCGGCGTCGGTGAGCTTCATCACCGCCTTGCCGAAGCGCCGCTCCTTGTCGAATTCGCGGTAGAGCTCGATCGAATCCTTGGCGTAATGCGCCGTGCTATGCGCCACATAAGCGCCGAGGATGCCCGCCGCCAGGCTGGGGCCGCCGCGCTCGACGAGGCCGCCGGCGCGCGCCATAGTTCGAGCCTGCATCGGCGGGGGAGTCGCCACCGCTTTCTTCATCGCCTCGCTATAGGCGCGCTGCTCCCGCTCGACCTCGCGAAGCGCGCCGATCGTCTGCGACTTCCAAGTCTTGAACGCCGCCGTCTGTTCTTTGGTCCATTTCGTGGAATCGGCGGCGAGCCCGTTCGCCGCCGCGAATTTCTTGAAGGCGTCGCTGACCGCGTTGATGTCGCCGACGGTGAGTTTGAGCTTCGAGAGATCCTTTACCAGGCGATCGGGAGCGCCCGATCCCGCCAGCGCCTTCTCGAGGCCCTTCGTGCGCCGCTCGACGTCGGCCAGCGCCTGCGCGACGGTGCGCGCAGGCTTGGAGACGTTGTCGATCAACGCAATCGTCAGAGCTTCCGTCAGGCTCGCCATCAGTCCCACCCCTCGATGCGCCGGCACTCCGCGCATTCGGCCACGAAATCATCCCAGAACATCGCCATCACCTCGGCGAGGCCCCAGCCCGCGACGCGGCCGACTATGATCCGGTAGTTTCGCCACTCTCGCGGGGCGAATCGCTGGGGTCGGCCAGGAACCTTCGGGGCAAAAAATCGAGCGCCGCCTTGTCGAGCTCGTAGCGGTCGTCGTCGTCGAGCGCTTCCATCACTTCAAAGGGAATCGCGGCCCCCTCGGCGGCGTCAAAGAAAATCGGCCAGATCACCCGCGAGGCGGGATCTTTGCCCTTCAGCGAGTCCTGGAACGCCGCGACCTCGGCCGCCCTCAGACGCTTCAGGTAAATCTCTTCATAGATCCGGCCGCCGAATTCGATCGGCCACCCGAGCTTCACCGAGCGCGAGCGCGCCTGATCGCCCACGAAACGCGCCGCAGTTTTCGGTTCATCAGTCATCAGGAAAATCTCCAAAGTCACAGCTCTCAACCGGAGCCAAGGGCGACATCAACCCAGAGGGTCTACTTTTCGTACACGCAAATGTTGACGGCTACTCATTTACCGTGTACGACTATTCCAATGATGATCGTTTGGGACGAAAACAAGCGGCTGGCGAACCTTGCCAAGCACGGCATGGACTTCGCCGATCTTGATCTCGATTTCTTCGCCAACGCCGTTTTTGTTCGCTCCCGCCAGGGTCGTCTCGTCGCTGTCGCGATGCTCAAGGGCGTCACGATCGCCGCCGTCGTCTTTCAGCCGTTGGGCGCGGAAGCCATTTCGGTCATCTCCATGCGGCCGGCCAGTCGGAAGGAAAGGAAGCTCCTATGACCCGCAAGATCAGCCCCGAACATCGCGCGCTTCGCCAGGCCATCAAGGCGCAGCCGCCGCTCACGGACGAGGACGAGGCCCGCATTCAGGCCGGCATCGCCCAGGATCCCGACAATCCCGAGCTGACCGAGGAGGAAATGGCGACGGCCAAGCCTTTCCGTGAGGTCTTCCCGGACTTGTACGCGAACATCAAACGCACGCGCGGGCGTCCGAAGCTCGACGCCCCCAGGCAGCCCGTCACCCTCCGCCTGTCGCCGGAAGCCATTGCTCGGTTCAAAGCCAGCGGCGGCGAGCGTTGGCGAGCGCGGATGAGCGAGGCGCTGGAAAGCGTCGCGCCGTCGCCTGTAGACGACGCGCCAGGCCTTTCAACGCCGGAAGGGATCAAGCGCTTCAAATCCGCGCCCGCCACCCGCGGCCGCCCCAAACTCACCAGGAAAATCGCCCCATGAAATCGCAAGTGACGGTCCGCACATCGGGCGCAGCGGTCGAATTTCGCATAGCGGACGCCAACGGGGCCAGCGCGGCGATTCCCCTAAGCCGACGAGAAACGTTTGGCGTTGTGGCGCTGCTGCTGAAGGCCCTGGAAGATCTGCCTCCGGACACGGAAGCTCCGCTGCACCTGCAAAAACCGGGTCTGACGATAAAGGATCCGACATGCGCGGTTGGCGTGGTCGATGGGGAGTTGTTGGCGCTGGCGATGAAAACGCCGCACATTCCCACTATCGAGTTCCATATCTCGAAAATGGCGGCGGGCCAGTTGAGCAAGGCGCTCGCCAAAGCCGCCTCGCTCCCCGCCTCGACGCCGTCTCGAAACTGAGCCGCCGCTCACGCCCCCGCGATGCGCAGGATCGACTGCACGTCGCTCTGCTGGTTCGCGCCGTTGACGCGCCAGGTCGAGTTATAGAAATCGTAGAAGTAGAGCTCTTTCTTGTTCCAGTAGAGCTGATACATCGTGATTTCCTTGATCATGTGCGTCTGCTCGGCGGCGTCGCCGCGCTTCCAGGCGCCGTGATCGACTTCCGTCAGGCGGCCGTTGACGATCGCCTTGAGCTCGATCGCTGTGCCGCTCTGTTTGTCGCGGATCGCGCCATAGACGGTGAACGGCAATTGCCCCGTGCCGCCGAGGCCGAACTGCGCGAGCGTCTGGGGGTCGACGCCCATCAGCTTGAACCCCATGCTCAGCGCATTGATGCCGAGCCCGCCGATCTCGACCGCGCCGATGCCGCCGCCGGGGTGATGCTCGAAGGTCTTTTCCTCGAGCTTCGGCAGCGTCGTCTCGGTGATCACCAGGTGCTTGGAATTGTCCGGCCCGGTGTCCGTCACGAACAGGTTGAGGGCCTCGGGCACGAAAATCGTCGCCATGGTTGCAAATCCTCAGAAGTTGGAGAGAACGAGGCTGGATTACGCCGTCAGATATTGCGGCGCGAGCGTGTTGGCCTGCGCCACGATGGTCTGCAGCTCCACCGTCAGCGCGTCCGGATCGTCGTCCGAATTGATGGTGATCTGCGTGATCGGCGCGGGCGTCTCGTCGCTGAAATTGACGACGAACTGGCCCTGCTGCAGCTGGCTCGGCGAGTTCAGGCTCGGCAGGAACTGCACCGCAAAGCCGATGCTGATCTGCTTCGAGAGCAGATAGGAGCCGAGCACCGTCATGTCGTTCAGCACCGCCTGCACATCATGCGGCGTCACATTGTCGACGCCGAGCCGCAGCCGCAGCGTCTTGACCAGCGCGAGGTTCACGTAATCGCGCATGCGCCGTTTGTTGAGGAACCACATCAGCGGGTTGGTGCTGGAATTCCAGACGCCCGCCCAGGTATAGCCCGCCGAGGCGATCGCGGTGTCGGAGCCGATCGCGCCGGGCTCGATCACGCTGACCTGATTGGTCAGCAGCTCCTGTCCCTGCGTCGCGCCATCCGTCAGGCTGAACGTATAGACGTTCTTCAGGCCGCCGATGCCCTGGATCTGCTGGCCGGAGATCGACCAGCCGGGAATGCCGGCATGCTGCGCGTCGACCGCGACCTGCGCGCCCAGCGCCTCCGCGACGCCGTCGGCATAGCCGACGCCCGAGCCCGGAATGACCCAGGCGTCGCTGAGATAGAGCCGGTCGCTGTTGAGCGTCTGGCGCCAGAGCAGCGTGTTGGTGATGTTGCCGTCGCCCGCCGATCCGACGAAGGCGACCGCCAGCAGCGAGGCGCAGACGGCCGGCAGCGCTGCACACAGCGGGTTGGCGATCGTCTGACCGCCGGCGATCGTCACCGTCAGGTCGAATTCGTCGCCGATCGCGAAATCCGTCCCGCTGGCCGCGATGGTGAACGCGACCTGCGTCGCATAGGCTGAGCCGACCGTCGCATTGGCGAGCGCCGCGCCCGCCGGCGTGGTGACCGAGAACACGCCGCCGCCGGCGGGCACCGAGGCCGCTGACGTGATGAGAAACGTATCGCCGAGCGCGAAGTCGGTCGCGCCGTCGGCGATGGTGAATTTCACCGGCCCGGAGAACGCCGCGCCCACGCTGGCGACGCCGATGATCTCGCCGGTCGGATCCTGCACGGCGAACGTGCCGCCGTTGGTCGCCGTCGCGATGCAGGTCGCCCGATAGAGGCCAGCGACCGCGCCGACGGCGGTCGAGGGCGAACCCATGGTGATGACGCCGTTGCCGGTGTTGCCGCTCTTGGCCGCCGCGGTGGCCGTGAAGGTCCCGCCGATGCACACGACCTTGTAGACGCCCGCCGCAACCCCGCTGAGATAGGCCGGCGAGCCCAGGGTGAGCGCGCCGCCGCCGACAAAGCCGCCGTGCTTGGCGCTGGCCACGCCGGTCGAGCCGCCGCTGCTGGTCGTCACGCCGGTATAGCCGGGCGAGCCGATCAGCCGCGGGATGAACGTCGTCAGCGCCCCGGCCTGCTTGAACGCATAGAGGCCCGTGCCGGCATCCTCGGAGCCGACGAGGTTGGCGATCGTCTGGGACATCGAGCCGCCGCGCTGCACGAGCACCGCGACGACCGTCGCCGCCGATTGCCAGGCGGCGAGCTGGTTGTTGATCGAGGCGAGCGCGTT